CTATGAGGGAAATGACCATACTTACGTTTAAACGTCCAACTTGCCCATCCCTCCTTAAATCCTTTTTGCTTTGCATAGTAAACCAACTGTGCATAAAAGTTTTCTTTGTCTTGTGCGTTTGGTTTCATTTTAGGTAGTTCAACTAATCTACCTTGTTGTATCAATACCATCTGTTCTTTCTTTGTAGGTATGAAAGCGCAGTTAGGACAAGCAGGGTCATCTTTTGTAGGTTTGTAAACCGTATCACATTGTACACACGTAAAAGGTTGTTTCTCTATAGGTTGTGGTTCTTTCTTTTTACGTTCTTTTTCTTTAGATGTTTTTAGTTCCCATTTAGGTACATCTTCGGGAAACCCATGTTCATACACACATCCACTATGATCTATAATCAATGTATCTTTTTTATTTTCTGCAGGTCTTAAACTTCTACCTACCATTTGTAGATACAATGAATATGATTTTGTAGGTCTAGCTATAATTACACAAGACACCTTTGGTTGATCCCAACCCTCTGTCAAGACCATACAATTAGATAATACTTTTATCTGTCCATTGTTTAACTTTTCTAATTGTTCTTCTCGTTCTATCTCTGGCATCTCACCGTCTATATGGCCACTAGGTATGCCGTTTTGTTTAAATATATTTGCAATGTACTTACTGTGTTTTATAGATACTGCAAACACAACAGTTGGCCTATCTTCACCATACCTTATCCAATGCGAAACTAAATCACCAACTAACTTTGGTGTATTCATACGATTGTCTAGTGATCTTTTTTCATAATCACCTGCAACTATTCTTATGTTTTGTAAATCGGGTATTGTTGGTGCAACTATTCTATTAGGTACTAAATAACCTTTCTGTGTCAGTTCTTTTATGTTGCCACACTCAACGAGTTCTTGATACACATTGCCTAATCCTTTTCCGTCTGCTCTACATGGTGTTGCAGTAAGGCCAATCACCCATGCGTCGGGATATTCTGCTATAAGTTTTTTAAATGATGCAGACGTAGATCTATGCGCTTCATCTATAATTATTATATGAGCATTTGGTTTTATAAAATCATCACGGCCAACACGTGAAGTAAAAGTTTGTATAGATGCTATTTGTATATCAGCATAAAGGTTACCACTCTTATTAGCCATAATCACACCGTGTTTTATTTCAAAGTCAGCAAGTTTACGGCTACATTGCATCACCAATTCTCGTCTGTGAGCAACGAACAATCCAAAATTTCCCCTTTCTTTTGCCTGTTCTAACATTGATGATGCAATGACCGTTTTACCGCTACCCGTAGGGGCAACTAGCAAAACCTTTTTCTTTCCATTACTAAAATGTTTTCTTATATCTTGTATAGCTTGTTTTTGATAATCACGCAGTAGGTTCATATCGTTTCCATATATCGTTCAGTTGAAATAAAACTTCGTTAGGGTTTTCGGGTGGTTTACAATTCTTTGCAAACTCTAATGCTTCTTGTTTTGCATAGTCAAATGTTTCACCACGTAATCTAATAGCAATCAACATCTTAACAAGTTGTTCATGTCTATCACCCTCGCCACTACCATAACGTAACGTACCTGTATATTGGCCTTTGTATGTAGATGGTTCATAGTTATATACTTTTGGTTCGGGCTTTACTAATTTAAGACCATCAACTATTTCTTTTAGTTTGTATGGTGTTTGTGTAGTACATTGTGTAATCTTGATAGGATATGGTTGTTTCTTTTTATGAAAAAAACCAGCAACTCTCATTACACGTGGCAAATCTTTAACTTTAGGATCTGAATTAAATTTAACTGCCAACGCTTGTTGCCATAAAGTAAATTCTTCTAACGGACAATCATCTACAATCCAATAACAATGATATTTATTAGGACTTGTATTAACAACTAAATTAGGAATGACATCAAAGTTTTTTGGTAATGGAGTACCATCAAGATCTATGAATAGTGATCTAACTTTTCTAATATGTTGTGTAGTTCTACCAAGTAAATCTGTTTCATTAACAGTAAAATATACACCTGCACCTTTTTTATTTAGATCTGCAAGTTCGTTAAAGTGTTCTCTGATATTACCATGTAGTTGTCTAATCAATCTTTTGTTTACAAGTTTGTCATCAAATGTTTGGAAAGTATGAAACGAGCCAAAGTAATCTAAAAACATACTGTAATGACTTTGATCTGTATAACTCATTCGCACCTATGCCCTATAATTAGTTTGCCGTCGTCTGTGTAATATGCTGAATGTTCATATTTACCTTCTTCGTACCAATGAAATGTACCTAATGTTTCGTATATTTGATACGCTTTATCTGAACAATCAGATATGCTTGTATAATTGTAATCAAAATATAATCTTTCTAAATTACAATTCGTACACGCAAGTAAAAATATAACTATCTTACTCATCTTCGCCTAAACTTTCGTCACTCCAACGCTTCTTTGCACCAAGTTTACCTGCAATAGATCTTTTCTTACGGTTCTTTGCCTGTTCTTTACGTTCTTCTTCTGCTTGGATACAATATAAATAAACTACATTGTCTTTGTCTTTCTTTTCTTCAAACAAATGTTTTATTTTAGGATATATTTTTTCTATTTTTTCTGTTCTACAATTTAACATACGTGATAACACCTCAAAATCTTTAGGCACTTTGAAACCACGCCAACAATGACAATATAATAATACATATGCGCCTTGTTCTTCTAATGATAACTTCATACGGTTTGGATCTGATATCCAATCATTCGCATAAAATTGAAAGGCAGGACTTTGTTCGTCAGTTGTTGATTTTCTCATTTTAGTTCTATTAAGTTTAGTTAATTATCATTTTTACCCGAGAAGTAAAGGCCTGTCAATATACTATCTTGTTTGTAGGTGTAGATGCAGTTGAAGATGAAGGTGAAGATGAAGGGGATACTTTTGCCATTAGCAAAATGATGCGATTTTATAACAATGCTATAGCAATGCCATAACAATAGGGAGTTGGTGCAGGATAAACCTATAACTAAAAATGAAAAGAGGGAAAAAACCCGCACCAACAAGACGCTATATTTTTACGCTATTTGAAAATGCGCTACGCCTAGCGTTCTGGCGTAATTCTTAAATCTGGTCTTATGTATTCTATATCAAAATCACCTAACTTTGCAATCTGAAAAGCACGAAATGGTGGTATAACTTTCCATTTAGATACTGCAGGGTGAGATATACCAAGCATCCTTGACAAATTTTTGCCACCATATTTATCAATGACTTCCTGTTTTCTTTTTTGTGCTAATTCAATACTCATATTAACCTTGTTGTAAATTTGCAACAGTAGTGTGACTTAATTGCAACAGATAATTAGCCCTATCTTCACACTTTATGGCCTCATCTGTCAACTTACAAATACATTCTGCTTTGTTATAGTGTTCGGGTATTACGCTAGATCTATCAAGATTGATAATCTCTTTGTCAATCCTTTTCTTTTTAGCTTGTAACTCCTCCACTAATTCATTTATTACACTTGCCATAATTTGTTCTATATTTGTTTTGTTAACAAAAGTCAATCTATATACTTGACTAATGTTAATATATCATTTAACGTAGGTTAATCAATAATAAATTAGTGAAAAAAAAGGATAAATATGACAAGTATAATAGCAGGTAGCAATGATACACCACGTTTCCCAACGGTTTCTGTAGGTGTACATAAAGCTAGATGTGTTAGGGTTATAGATCTTGGCACACAACACAACGATTATCAAGGTCAAGTGTCTTGGAAAAGACAGGCATTGATAATATGGGAAGTACCATCTGAAACAGATAACGAGGGAAAACCATTAACAATCAGTAAATTTTACACTCTGTCTTTACATGAGAAGTCAACATTAAGTGCTGATCTTACATCATGGCGTGGCAGACCATTTACTGAAACAGAAAAAAAATCTTTTGATATAAGTAAACTTGCAGGTGTACCTTGCACGTTAAATGTTATTAGTAAAAATGATAAATCAAAGATATCATCTGTAATGCCTTTAGCAAAAGGCGATAAGGTAAACGAACAGTATCATCCAACTTTAGTGTTTAGTATTTCAGACTTTACTGCAGGTAAAAAAGAAATATTTAATCAACTATCAGAGGGTATTCGTAACATAATATTAAAATCAAAAGAACTAGAAGGTATAGAAAACCAAGATCTAGGTGATGGTAACAATGGTTCTGATCTTAATATTGGTGACGAAGAAATACCGTTCTAATGGATTTTACTAATCACTCAAACTTACCTAAAGTTATTGAACGGGCAGTAGTAAACGACCCTTACGATAGTAGCGGTTCTGATATATCTACTACCCGTCTTATAGCACCACCTAGAATTAGGGTGTTAGAAGCACGTAACTATGATCATATCAAAGAGGATGTATCTGATCGTATATTCTCTTTGTTAGGTCAATCAGTACACCATATTTTAGAAAGATCTAAATTAAAAACAGATCTAGCTGAACGTAGATTGTACTACAAAGATGATAAGATAACTAATGGATGGACGTTAAGCGGTCAATTTGATTTACTTACACGTCAAGGAAATCTTACTGATTTTAAAGTTACATCTGCTTGGGCCGCCCTAGATGCTATGACTAATGGTAAAGATGAATGGGAACAACAACTAAATGTTCTTGATTTCCTATGCCGTAAAAACCAAAAAGATCTAACTAGATATAAAAAAGAAGTTAAGGTTAAATCATTATCTATCATGGCTATACTTCGTGATTGGTCTAAACTAAAGGTTATGCAATCAGATAACTACCCACGTAAACAAGTTATAATGATACCTATACGTAGATGGACAGAAGAAGAACAAGACAACTACGTAATGGCACGTATCAAACTACATCAAGACGCAGAAAAATCAAAAGAACTGCCTTTGTGTACTGCAAAAGAAAGATGGCGTAAAGAAGATAGCTATGCAGTAATGAAGGATGGTAGAAAAACTGCTTGGCGTGTGTTTGCTACAGAAGAAGAAGCTAAACAATTTCTTGTTAGTCAGAAAATGATTGAGGGAAAAGGGTGTAGTATTGTAGAACGAAAAGGCGTGGATGTTAGATGTCAAAACTACTGCAGAGTTAATGAATTCTGTAGTCATTTTATGAATGTGACTTTTTAATGGCAGACAAAACTAAAGTAATCAGACCGTTTATAATGACAAAAGATCCTATGATCCAAAAGTTATTAAAAAAATTTTCTAAACGGTCTGATGAGGGTATATCTAATTACAAGGTAACTATGCAACAAGCTACTAAACCTACTCATGCTTGGATAGAAGATACACAAGAAGAACTATGGGATGCTATTGTATATTTAGAAAAACTAAAATCTATCTTAACTAAACTTAACTAAAAAATTATATTATTTATAATCATATTCTGTTATTATAAGCAGTTATGAAAATATCTGATAATACATCTGTAGCTATGCCTATGCGAAATTTGATCAGCATTGTTATTGCTGTAGCTGTAGGTGTGTGGGCATATTTTGGAGTAATAGAAAGAATAAATAAACTAGAAACATCAAAACAGTTGATGGAAAGTGATCTAGAAAAAAATACAGAGTTTAGAATAAAATGGCCACGTGGTGAGATGGGATCTTTACCTGCAGACAGCGAACAATTTATGTTGATAGAAGATCTGTACAAAACCGTAGAAAAATTGGTAGAGAACCAAGAAATGAACATGACTAATAAAGTTAATATAGAATTTTTAGCTAAACAAATGGAAAAAGCATTAGAAGATATTGAAAAATTAAAAGATGCGAATAGAGAAATTAAATATACAAATGGTAATTCACAATGATTGAAACAGTTGTAGCTCTTTTATTAATAGTTAATAATGAGATTGTTGAACACAGAATACAACCTTCTATGTCAGAATGTTTAAAAGGTAAGAGAATTGCCGATAGGCAGTTAAAGTCTGGTGGTAATGTTATTAAAATAATTTATGAGTATTAAAAATGGTAGATTGGTTAATAGACAAAATAGGAAGAATATCAAGATCTATATTCCATTGGACTTGGAGGGTACAAGTACACAGAAAGTACTACAAGAAAAGAAAATAGAGAATGGTTAAGTTTATGTTGATTTTGCAAATGTGTACCGTTGGTATCTGTACTAATCCTGTGTCTGATAATCTACACTACAATTCCTTTAAAGAATGTGCTATAAATGGCTATAATAGAAGTATAGATTTTATGAATACTATTGATGAAAATACAGGAAATATACAAAAACCTATTGTAAGGTTTTGGTGTAAAGAAGTAGAGGTTTCTAATGCCTAAAAAAAAGGTAGTTAAAAGAACTTCTATATCTCATAGTATGATTGCATACAAATTAGATGAGATAAAAGATCTAGTACATAAAAACTCTAAAGACATAGAACAATTAAAACAACAAGTAGCAATGGGTAAAGGTGGTATAAAAGCTGTCTTTGTTATTGGTGCATTGATTGCTATGTTCTTTACAATTATTAAAGATTATAAATTTTGGGGGTAAACTATGTGGTTAAGCGCAGTTAAATTAGCATTTCAAGCAGGTTCTCATATCTATAAAAATAGACAAAAAACTAAAATGCTTATGGCAGATGCTCAAATGCATCATGCAGAGAAGATGGCAAAAGGTGAAGCAGAGTATCAAGGTAAATTATTAGAAGCAAGACAATCAGACTGGAAAGACGAATTCATACTCATACTGTTGTCTGTGCCTATCGTTATGTTAGGTTTTGCAGTATGGTCAGACGACCCGACGCATATGGAAAAGATGCAACTATTCTTTAAATACTTTTCTGAACTTCCATTTTGGTATCAGACAATTTTTGTGGGAGTAATAGCGAGTGTGTATGGACTTAAAGCAACAGATCTAATAAAAAGGAAATAACATGGCAGGATATCACACAACCAAAAGCGGAAAGAAAGCAAAGAAAGGTTTGTACTACTATATGAATAGAGCCAAAAAGAGAGGTACGTCAAATCCTAAATCTAAATCAACTGTATCAGATGAAAGTTATGCAAACATGAAAGCTGGTTTCCCTAAATTTGGTACTAAAAAATCTAGAGCATAATGGGTTATAGTAAGGAACATAAAAATCCTAGCGGTGGTCTTAATGAAAGAGGCCGTCAATTCTTTAAAAGAACAGAAGGATCTAATCTAAAGAAACCTTTATCGTCTGGTAAGAATGGCCGTAGGATATCGTTTGCGGCTCGTTTCGGGGGCATGGATGGCCCTATGAAAGATAAGAAGGGCAACCCTACCAGATTAGCTCTAGCGTTAAAAAAATGGGGGTTTGCTAGTAAAGAAGCGGCAAGAAACTTTGCCAATAAAAATAAGGCGTAATTATGAATATAGATGAACTAAAAGAACGTATAAAAAAACACGAAGGTTTTGTACCTACAATGTATAAAGATAGTCTAGGTTTTGCCACAATCGGATATGGCCACCTAGTAACAAAAGACGACCCTTACGTAGAGGGTAAAGAATATACTAAAGAAGAACTAGAAGAACAATTTGATAAAGATTTTGCAGAAGCAAAGAAAAATGCAGACATACTTATACTACATGATAACGGTATAACAGATCTAGTTGATGATGCTAAATGTGTTCTAATTGAGATGGTGTTCCAACTAGGTATTGGTGGAGTATCTAAATTTAAAAAGATGTGGGAGGCACTAAAGAAACAAGATTATGGTGAGGCCTCTTTTCAAATGATGGATAGCCGTTGGGCTAAACAAACTCCTTCACGTGCTAAATCTCTTTCAGAAGTTATGAGAAGTTGCAAAGCATAACTATTTCCTGTATAGATTGTATGTGCTTATATTTGAAGAAATAATAATAAACGCTGAAAAGAAAAACGAAGTACCTATAATTAAAGAGGTACATATTAAGAATGGCGTTGTAAGTTTTGTAGATCCAAAAGATAAAATCAAAAACCTAGAGGAGTATATTGACGGTTCACCCGCTATCAATTATGACCCACAAACGAATATTAGTTATTAGTGATCTTCATATTCCGTATCATCATCAAGACGCTTTTGAATTTTTACGTGAGATTAAAAAGGAATATCAGCCAGACTTCGTGGTTAATATTGGTGACTTACTTGATTTCCACGCTATATCTATGCATACTCACGATCCAGACTTATACTCTGCTGGTGACGAATTAAAGGTAGCACGTAAACATATAAGAGAATTAGAAAGCATCTATCCTAAAATGATAGAAGTAGAAAGTAATCATAGTAGTTTAGTATATAGACGTGCATTAAAGTTTGGTATGTCAAAAGAATTCTTAAAAGATTACGGTGACTTTCTTGGTACAAAAAAATGGAAATGGATAGATGATTTAACTATTACAATGTCAAACGGACAAAGATGTTTCTTTACACACGGTAGATCTGCAGATGTATTAAAGGTATCACAGACAATGGGTATGTCAGCAGTACAAGGCCATTACCATACAAAGTTTCTTATATCATGGTGGGCCAATCCAGATAATCTATTTTTTGGTATGAACGTAGGATGCCTCATAAATCAAAAGTCACTTGCTTTTCATTACGCAAAAAATTTTAAGACTAGATTTATACTAGGTTGTGGAATTATAATAGATGGTATCCCAAGATTATTACCACTTGTATTAAATGATAAAGGCCGTTGGATTAAAAAATTAGTTTAACTGTAACTACTTTTCTTTGTTCCAAATTTAGGAAACTTATTTTTCTTTTGTTTAGACATAGCATTCTTAATAGCTTTATCTCTTTTCTTTTCGTAGCTACTCATTTTACCGTCTTTGTTTAAATCACCTTTGCTCATATTACTCCTTTGTTGTAATTTTTTTTCTAGGCATTAATAGTAATCCCCATACCATTTAACACCATCTAAACCATAGTCGTAAGTACCACCACTATTTTCTAATCTTAAAACATAATATCTGTAATAGTCTGTTGTTCCAGTAAATGTCCAATCAAAAGTTGAACCTAAAGAACTTGTTTCATACAAGTTAGTTAATCCAGATGAGGCAAATGATGATTGCATAGCATTACCACTATTAGGTGCTGAATTTGAACCATAAATAATAAAGTTTGCACTACCAGTTCTCCATGTCCATCTTCCAACCATTCTTTTTAATTTAACAGTTGGATTAGCACCTAAATCCCAAGTGTACCAAATATGACCACTATTAGGAGAGCCACCACTATAAATTCCAAACCAACCATTATTAGTTGCTATACCATGAGTACCTATTTTAGCTGTTGACCAAAATGTGTTACCATAATTTATTTCTCCATAAGGAGATGGATTATTGTAATGTGAACGAAGATTTGTTTGATTTGATACTACAGCACCATTCGCAAGTGTGCCATTAGTAACACCATTGATTGTTGAAATCGTAACTGCTGTATTTACTGAAATTGCATTACCATTGTCATATTGTAATCCAACAGAAGCACCATTAGTATTAGAGGTAAAAGTATCTGAACCTGTGTTATTTAAATTTGTTGCATCAAATAATAGAGCATCAGTATTAAGATTTTTGGTAATGATGTTAAAACTTCTATCTACATTTTTTGAATTTGCTGTTGCTCGTATTGTGAAGTTTGTCGTTGTATCTCCACTTACAGATGCTGTCGTTCCAGTAATTTGACCATTTGAACCATTGAGAGATAATCCTGCACCAGACAAAGCTGATGTAGTTTCTGAATAAGTAACTGTATCGCTATCTGGGTCTGTTGCTGATAACTGAATTGTGCCTACAGAAGCACCCTCTAAAAATGTTCCAAGATTTCCTGCTGATGTACTCCATGATGGATTTTGGTCTTGATAGATTAAATTACCACTTTCGCCACTTGCACCTGTAGATGAAAGAAATTTAATTTTATAAGGTTCATTAGAATTTGAAAAAGTTGATTTATCTTCAACTGCTGTAAGTTGTGTTGTGCTGTTAAATGTTGTTGAATTAGCTGTGTACTCTGTTCCATCAGCACCAATAAAATATACTGTTCCACCAGAAGAAAAGTTTGTACCAGTTATAACAAAAGTTTGAGTACCACCTGCTGAACTATCAACCTCTGTTACATCAACTCCAGAAACAGTAGGTGTTGGTTCTAAAGAAAAAAAGTCAGAAGCACCTCTACCCTCAAATTTTCCAGTTGTAGAATTAAATCGCCATTGACCTGTTGTAGAACCTCGTTGAGCTGTAGTACCAGAAGCTACTTTAGTACCTTCTGTACCAGTATCAACTATGTTTTCAAATTTGAAGTCTGCAATATCTCTTGCTTTAGTCACAGGAGTTACCCTCCTATCATTACATTAGCTTCTTCTTCAGTTAATGCTTCACCTGCTATAAGTTTAGCTTTAGCACTATTTTTAATTGCTTCTCTTTCTTCAATTTTTTGAACAACATCTTTTTCATTAACTAAATTTGCTTGGTCGTTATCAAATTGTGCTTGTTCTTCAGCAGTCATATCTCTAACAGCACCATTATCATATATTTTTGACATAATTTATTTCTCCTTTAATTATCTTTTAAATCCATAACATTTAATATCTGCTTGTGTAAAATTACCTGCATTAGGATAAAAGAAAAATCCAGTTATAGGATTATTATTACCATTATAATAACCAGTTCCAGTTTCTTGCCCTACATAATAACCACTTGTGTGTTTTGCACTAAAGTGATTAAATCCAATAGGTTTTTGTGAACCAGTATTTTGCATAAAATTTCCAAATGATAATTGCCAATGTGCAAAGTCATCTGAACTTTCTGTTTTCCAATCACTTAACATAATGTGGTCAGTACTTTCTCCTGCTGTATAAGAATTATTGGTTGTTGTTCCAATTTGTCTATATGCGTAGTTAATCACATATCTATAATCAGAGTTTGATATATTGCTTCCACTTTGTCTAATTCTCAATAAGGTTCTAGCACCTTGGTCAAATTTAACAGTAGCAAAAATTCTATAATACATATAAGTGCTGTCATCAAAAGAAACATCAAAGTTAATTGAACCAGTTGATGAAGTGACTTGTGCTTCAGCAAGTTTAACTATTTCAGATGATACTGTTCCCCAAACTGGATTAGCACCAGTACCTTGTGTTTTCAAAAACTGTCCACTCGTACCTGCACCTAGTCTAGCAAGACCAGAACCATCTCTATAAACTATATCACCTTGTGTAGTTAAAGTTGTTGTTAAATCTGTTCCATTCGTACCATTACTACCTGCGGCACTCATCTGTTGCCAATATGTTCCGTTACTTACTGCATTTCCTGTTGATGCTAAAATACAAATATAACTAGATCCACCAGATGATACTACATCATCTACTACGTAGGCCGTACTATTGTTATACGGGCCTTTCCAATTAAATTTTATGTTACCAAGTGTTACTGTTGCCATATGTACTCCTTTTATCCTATTTTTGTTCTGTTTTCAATCTATATTGTTGCTGTTAATTTTCCATTACTTATTGACCAAGTAAATCCAGATGCCGCATATTGCACGTCATCAAAACTCTCATATTCTGCTTGTGTTATATTATCTGCCCCCTCATTAGTTGTAACAACTTGTAACGTATTATCTGCTGGTACAGGCGTATTTGCTTGACCTCCCATACCACTATGAGAACTGCAATAATAATATAACGTAGGCGCATTTGATGCAACAACTATAGTTACTCTAGTTGAACTGTTGTGTGTTACTCCTGTTGTATATTCAGATCCACTATTATGTGTGCCATCCGAAGTCGTTGAAAATTTAAAAGGATGTGCAGAAGGATAATCAAATACATAAGTATTACCTTCATATAATTCTAAAGTATCTTGTTGTACTCCATCAATAAAATATTTATTATTACCAGAAACATTTTGTACTGTAACTGTTCTATAAATAGTAGATGCTGTAAAACTTGTCTTAAATCCATATATTTCTGCTGAACTAGCATTTGCGTATGTTAATGCGTTACCAGCATTATTAACAACCAATGCTTGTCCTGCATTTCCTATTGACGCAGGTGTATCTGTTAAATCATTTACTGATATGTTTGCTAATTGAAACGTACCAAATGCTATTATATCTACTGTATCTGTTCCAGATGCACCAATAGCACTAGCAAAAACTACGCTAGAACCAGACGTTACTGTTACGTCTGATCCATTTACCATTTTTACACCATTTAGATATACGTCAACAAATCCCGCATCATACGCTAAAGTAGAATTGTTATCGTCTGCCCCTGTTATTGTTGTAGTTGATGATGAAACTGTATATGTAAACCTATTAGATGTACCATTAACAGTAGAACCAGCCGCCGCCCATCCGTTTGATTTGTAAACTTTTAACTCATTTGCTGTTGTATCAAAATAAAGATCACCAACATCAAGTGATGTAGTAGGCGCAGAAGATGCAATTCTATATGTGTCTGCAAAATTATTTACTGCTGATAAATTAGATGCAACACTATTAACATTTGAAATAGATCCACCTACATTATTAACATTTGTAATTGCACCTGCAACTGTATTAATATTACTAGCGTTAGAATTAGCTGTATTAATTGCAGATACAGCACCAGCAACCGTTGTTACATTGCTTGATATACCCGCTACCGTGTTAATATTAGCATTGTTACCTGCAACTGTATTTATGTTTGTATTATTACCAGCAACAGTATTAACATTAGATATGTTACCACCTACTGCATTTATGTTTGATGCATTAGCTACAGCCGCATCAATATTTGTTTGTTGAGAAGATGTTGGTGTTAATTGTTTCCATTGTGTATTACCAAGATCATAAACTTTCATTACATTGTTTGTAGTATCAAAATACAATGCGCCGTCTGTTAAGGCATTACCATCATTATCTAGTGTTGGATCACTAGATTTAGCACCTAAAAAATCATCATCAAAAGTGTCTAACGCCGCTTCTGCCGCAGTTTGTGCATTTTGAGCCGCAGTTGCACTAGCCGCCGCCGCACTTGCGCTGTTTGCGGATGCTGTTGCGCTGTTAGCCGCATTTGTAGCACTTACAGCAACTCCAGATCCGTCAATAGTTGCATCTAAA